TATTTCTAGAACCTTTTTTAGCTGGCTCCTGTTTATCGCCTGCAGCTCGATTAGCAGGAGGATTAGCTGCAGCTTGTGCGTCTATCATATCTTTTTGTTGATCCACTTGAATTGCGCTGAATAAATCATCCATATTAGCTTCAGGATCTATTCCCATTTCAGTTCTTGCCTCAGTTAAAGTAATTAATGAACTAACATATTTTTGAATGATATGTGTTTCTTTCTTTACCTGAGTATCGGTATCTATTTCATTGAACTTAAAGTAGCATCTGTCAGACATCGATGATTCCATAGGATTTTCAATTGGATCAAATCCACCTTCAAATAAAAGTTCATTGAATATGTGTAATCTAACCATCTCGGCAAATTGTTTTTGGAATTGCTTGATCTTGTCATAAAGCGATGTATCTAATCTTTCTGACATAGATCTATTTCCACCATTCATGGTCATGCCAAGGTGATGCGGAGCAACGCCTAAACCAACAGACACTCTTTCTTTAAAGTGTTGCAAGTAGTTAGTTGCATCAAGGCCTTCTTTGCCAACTCCAATTACATCGACATCGTGTCTGTACGGAAGAATCAATCCACCTTCAGATCTTAAGTTTTCTATTTCTGAAGCGGCTTTTTCTATTTCATCTGGCTCTGCTGGTTGATCAGCTGTTCCAATAATGTATTTGTATAAAGGAAATAATTCTCTATGAACAAGATTTTGGATGTCTTCTTCCATCTGTCTTAAGGCAACTACGTCATCCATTACGTTAGACAAGTATGGCGTACCGAAAGCTCTGCCTGGTTTTCTGTCAAAGAATAAATGTATTACTCTGTCAGCTGACCAAACTGGATCTCGGTCAGTAGGAGCATAAGTCAATGGATCCGTTCTTTGCAAATAGGTTTTAGGTCTATTATGCTTATCTCTCATTATTCTTACTTGCTCAGTGGGAATTAAATAATAACCAACTATTGGTTGAGTAGAACTTACTGGAGTAAGATTTCTTGGGAAATAATCATTTAACTCTCCTCTTGCTTTTACGGCAAAAACGTTTGAGAATTTTATTAGCTGATCTGACATTTCAATAAGGAGATCCAAGAATGGTCTCTTCATTGCCATCTCCATGTAATCTATTCTTTGGTATAGATAAGAAACAGCTTCTTGATTTTCTCCAACTATTTTCCAGCCTTCTTTCCAAAATAGATCTTTATATTTTGAAACAGCTTGTTTGACATATGAGTCAGTATCTACTGCTTGAAGGATTCTTTCAAAGTCATAAGGAGATGGTTCAAAATTACTTCTACCTGCGTAGTAGTAATTTGTTCCTTGATATCCAAGAGCCAATGAGGCTACCTTGAATATTTTGCTTATTGACTTTGAGTCTTCTGGATTTACCTTTTTAGCAACAAAGTCCCCTGCGGACTCGTCATTGCGTACAGGAAAATATTTTTTAATAGCCATTCTTTAGCCGCCTAAATACGAGGGAATACTAAGATATAGTAGACCTTTATATTAATTTAATTAGCTTCTTGGTTTAAGTTGCTAAGAGTCTTTTGCAAAATGATTGTTTTTACCCACTCAAGCCAAAAAACCGTATCTGATTCAGGGAAATCGCTCTTGTATGCTACGTTAGCTTCTGAAAGAGTAATCTCAATCTTGAATTCTTTTTTAGGCTCTGGCGTTACTGCTGCTTCTACTGTTTCGAGTTCTTCGCTCATGTAATAATCATCCTTTTTTAGATTTTGATAGTCTATACTATCAGACTTACTCTAAGACCGCAAGTCTTGCCTCAAGAGCTTCTATTTTCTCATTAAGTTTCTGGACAGTTAAAACCAAAGCTGGAACTAAACCTTCATAATTGACAGCCCTTAATTGATCTGCATCTTTGCCATCTGGATCTTTTAATTTATGACTGGTCTCAAGTTGAGGAAATAATTCCTTAAATTCATCTGCGATAACTCCAAGTTGACGGAATTGAGATGGAGATTCTTCATCTCTAGTCAAAGGGTTCAGCATGTTAAATTCCCAAATTTTTACATCATTTAGAATTTTATCAACCCATGCACTTTCTGGATTTTCTATATTTCTTTTTATTCTTCTATCAGAAAAAGAGTTATAAGTTATATACTGCCAATGGTTATTGTCTATAATGGTAAATAAGTCTCCATCCCAACCAAACGCTATTGAGTTATAGCTCGGACCAGGACCATAATTAGCTCCTCCGTAAACTATTCCCTCAGAGTTTATTACCGTTCCAGCGCCATTAGATGCAACGACCACTTCGTCATAAGCTACTGAAGTGTATTGATTATTGCCTACGGAAACCATACCTGATTTGTTAACGCCAATTGCAAAAAGAAAACCAAAGTAAGAAACTCCTGGACCATACGTAGACTGAATAGTCCCGGTTGTATCAATCGTTAATCCACCAATTTGGCCACTTGTTGCTGATACTTTACCCTTTACCTCGAGTTCAGAAGCTCCATTGTAATATATGTAAGAATCGTTTGTTCCTACTTTAAATTCTGGTGTAGAAATTGTATTGCCGGCAGTGTCGCTCTTCCATCTATTATTTGCGTTGATGAAAACTGATCCAGCAGTGATTGTTCCTCTAATTGCTGCTGTTGAGAACTCTGCTCTTCCGTCACCGCTGATCACCCAGCCAGTAGACCCAGAAGTCCAAACTCCAGTGTTGTTATTGTAAGCACCGTTGTAATTAGATGATCTTATAATCGCCATGTTTGCTGGAGCAACTATGTTTGACTGGGCACCTTGTTGTTTTAGAATTATTTCGTGTGCACCAATTGTTCCAGCAGTAATTTTTGCAGCTGTTAAATTTGCAATGTGTGAACCTGGGATCATGTCTGTAGCCGTCGAAGCTTTAAGGCCAGAACTTGGAGTCCAACCGCTTTCGTTACCAGAAGTGTCAATAGTTTTGACTCTTCCATAATAAACAACATCAGTTTGGGCTACTGTGGCATCGGCTGCATTACTATTATCTGGAACGTCTACTGCAAAAACAGATGATGATACTGTTCCTGAAGATATGAGTGTTGTGCCAAGGGCATCTGAGTAGAGCTCATACTTATAGCCACTAACGTCTAGTTCTACTGTTGGTTCAAATTGAAACATAACAGATTTATAATTTCCATAAATGTAAAATGTATTTATATCTATTGAACCTGGAATGGTTTGATCTTTTGGAGTATGAATTCTAATAGATTCATAAGGATCATCTATTGCTGATATTTCAGTATTCTTAACCTTTAGCGCAACTAGATAATCTTGGTCTGGCTTTAGGCCTGTTATTGTTTTAGTTATTTTTGCCATTATTTCACACTACCTGTTGTTCTAAAAGATATGCTTGGGTTAATTTCTTCTTGATCTATCTCTAGCGAATAGTTTTTAGAAAAAGAATAATTTTCTATTTTTATATCATTGCCCGTAGAGCTTGTGTTCTTGTTTGATTTTACTTCAATTTCAAAAGTAAATTCTCCATATATTTCATCATAAGTTGAAAACATGTTTAGATCTTCAACACTAAACGTATATATTAATTGGTTTTCCTGGGTTGTTGATGCGTACAAATCTAATTCTATATTTTCTTTTACAATACTTTGACCAGCACCGTTGGCTGAAGTCTTAACTATTTTTAAAGTTGCCATTCCAGAACTTGGACTTTTTTCTGCGTATATTTTTAAGTTTGGACCTGAAAAACTTCCCATTACTTTTGAACCAGGAGTTGAACTTTTTTTATTACTCCAAATTCCAGTATCACCTAAATAGCTTATGTTTGCAATTCTTGCGTTTAAAGAATCTCCAGTGACTACGGTTGAATAAAAGTTTATACTGTTAGATGATCCTTGAGTTTCACTTCCTGTAAAATTTGCTCCACCTGGGTTAGTTGTTGAAATATAACTGTTGCCAGATAATGTCAAATATTGTATATCATCTTTGTGATAATAAATATAATAATTACCTAATGGTTTTTCACTTGCATTAACAGCTGTAGTTGATTTGAACCATAGATTATTCTTATAGCTAGGTAATAGTGGCGTACCGACCAATAAGCTTTGAGTAACTGTATACGCAGTATCCGTTTCATAAACCACCACGTAGGAGTCTGAATCAGCTTTATTTTTGATAAGACCATCTTCAAAATAATA